GAATTTGCGTAGGAACGGGCCAAACGACTTGGAAATTAATTCACTTTCCATCCAGTGGCAAGACGGTTCATTTCGCCGGAACATGGCTAATAATTCCTCAACAGTTCGATCTGTCTCCATGTTATCCCACACAAGATCCGGTAAAATCCAAATATTATCCTCTTCATCAATACCAACAGCGCCAACAACTGTCTTATCTCGTTGTTGTTTTTCAGTAACAGCATGATCTGACGCACTATATATACGTAAATTAGATGGTAGCTCATCACGCTGATATGGGACGATCATTTCTTTCGTAAAATATATACCGTCATCAGGTGTCGGTGATCCCATGACCAGTGCAGAGAATGACCGAGGATCACCACGTTTCCACTGTGCAAAAAATTCCAATGATTTCTCTTTAGGCCATAATGCTGTTGATGCGTCCTCACCGAACTGCTCAATCACCTTTTTATTCTTAGGTACACTCAGTTTTAAATCAAGCGCCTTAGCCAGTCTGTCATCCTTGATAACACCTGGAATATTCATGAATTCCCAGTCATCGGATATACCTTTAAATCGTTTATTCCTATCTGGGTGTGTCGGATCACACAATCTTCCAATGAGGTCATCCTCATTCCATCGCGTGTTATGGCTGACTAACCCATTAGCAATGAAGTTCTCAGTGTTTTCAACCTCAATATCAAAAACATCTTCTTCACCTTCAAAAACAATTTCATCAACTTCATCATCAGTAATCTTCAAGGTACTGAGCGGCTGACCGTAAAATTGAGACTGTATTTCTCTGTTTGACAAGCAGGTTGCAGTCGTTGCAGAGCAATCCTCTGACTTTTTCTGTGTCGTGGCAGTGGTCAACGAGCAACTTTCCGTTCCATCTTGCTTTGTTGTTTTTAATTTTTTCAGGGAATTGTTTACAGATTGCACAGACCCCTTTTTGCTCTTCAAACATTCTTTTATAATCTTCGGGTTCAATCCCATATCGGTGTCGCAAATGTGATCTTCTTCTGCTTTCTGAGTTGTGTGACGGGGGTCTGTGTCCATCTGCCCATCGTTTTTTACTGTAGTGTGAGTTGCACAGTCCTTTACACCTTGCAGGTTTGTCACATCCTTCAATTGTGCATTGTTTATCTCGCCATTTTCCCCAATGACCTTTCGGATAAACATCCCCTTTTTGATTTGATCCGTTCGCAGCCATTTTTCTTCTCCATTTTCACACACAAGAAACGGGTGTCTTGCATTTGCTCTAACAGAGATACCAGATTTCATCCTAATTGTAAATAAACAATCACGACCTTGATTTTTCCAGTTAAGAACTTTTGATGCTACAATTCTACCATTTTTGTATGACGCGACATCATCACCTGGTCTAACTTGGTCGAGTCTTTTCTCTTGTCCATCTGCCATGAGCACTGGTGTTTCTCCAACCATGCAATGAATAACACAAATTTTTGTTCTATTTGAAGCCCTTGAGTATGCAACCTTATAAAACCATGACCAGATCTTCTCTAAGTGTCCCTCAGTGAACTCATCGTCATCCCCCTTGAATGGGTCATCAATGATGATATAATCCGCTGTACGGCCCGTAATTGTGCCTCCAACACCAATGAAAAAGATCTTACCACCAGCTTTATTCTGCATAAAGGATTTAGATTTTGCATCAGCTTGAAATTCAACTTCAGGGAAAACTTGTCGGAACGTGGGTTTATCACGGATCATCTGACGAAATTCATGACCTAATTCATCCGCTCTTGTCTGATTGTACGTCACAACAAGGATGTTTTTCCTTGGGTTTTTCCCCCAAATCCACGACAATCCGAGTTGTGACAGATGAATTGTCTTTCCATGCTGCGGGGGAATTGATACGGCTACTCTTTTCGATTTACCAGCTTCAAACCTCTCAACTATGTCACATAGCATTTTAGAGTGACCGGCGCGTTGGTATTCTGTTTTACGGGTATCATCGGGATCTTCAACATCCGGCATCATGAGATGGCAATAATCCTGCATACTATCTCTACTTGACGCAATCAGGTACATGCGATGTGCAGTTTTGTGTTCTTCACTATCAACAACCGCTTTTGGTAATTTAGAAAAATCTAATACTGGTATATTATCTAATTCGCTCATCTACAATCTGGGTTTACTGGTTTCTCAGCACAGAGGCAATCAAATGTACGCAAACCCTCAATGGTGAGATGTGATGGTTCAGTTATCAAGCAATAATCATTTAATACCGTATTTGTCTCGCAACTCGTCATCATGATCGTCGCTAGAACTAACATTATTAGCTTTTTTGACATTTTCTAGTGCTTTTTCTGCATTATTTAATTTCTGTTCATTTTGACCTGTCATCATAATTTTACGGTAGACATAATAAAGTCCACCGATTAAACCGGACAACAGGCCAAAAATGATGATTATATTAGTCATTGAAACGCTTGTTATAGATCTCTTGTGTGATTGCTACACCGTTGGCATAACCTTCTTTAACACTCTCTACAACACGCTCATACGCCTCTTTAGGGGTATCCACAGGATTACCACTATTTTCAACGTTAATTGCTGTACCGGTCAACAAGACGACAAGCAAAACGACTGGTGCGGGGGTAAATAATTTCATTTTAAGAACCTTTCTTTTGTAAAACAGACCATACAATACCGATAAGAGTAACAACAGCTGCAACACCAGTTGTTATCTCATCCTGTGTTGCAACACCGGATTGCACGAAAAACCCACCACCAAAAGTGAGGGCATGTCGGACAAAACCTAAAATTGATTCAATAGCCATGAACTTTCTCCTTTTTCAAGTTACAAATTGAACATAGCATAAATTAAACGGTGTTGGAAACAACTTCTTTTTCAGAGATTTCTTGTTTCAGCGCAGCTTCGAAAGCTGCTACGCGCTTAGGTGTTTGTTTCTTCCATAGGCTACGGTTGATGTTACGAATAACCTTTTGCAAGTTACCAACCTTTAGTGCGGCATACGTATTAGGCCACTTACTAGGCCAATTTTCACCAAGCTGGAAGTTAACCGATGTGAGCGCAATTACAAAATCCTTCTCAAATTCACCGACCTCGATTGATTGTTCAATAGCAGCGTTAATGGCCCACGTGATGTCGTTTTTGAAAAAATCGTTTATCTGATTAATTGTAATTTTATCACCAATTTTTAGATTATCTTCTGGTTTAACAAGATGACCAATACCCACAGTTGGAAATCCAAGACTATCCAGGTAAACCTCAAATTTCAAACCTTCTTCACTGATCATCTTCTTGCGAATATCGGAATAAACAGCCTCAAACATTATTTTCTTAGGGTCAATTGGGTGTTTTTTTGGTTTTAAGAAACACAACATTATTTGTCTGCTTTTTCATTCATTTTTTCTAATATGCTGGCATACTGCATTGTTTGTGCTTTTTCTATAGCGTCAAGCTTGGTTAAAACCCTGTCAGTAAATAAACGCATGTCATCCTTCACCACATAGTTCTGTGAACAATATAATTGGTGCTCACTCAAATCGTGGTCAAGCTGATTACACGCTTTTGTATTAGAGTTTATTTGCCTAAAAACCATATTAAACACCCACCCTGTTACAGCTGCCCCAACAGTTAAAAGCGCACCTATAGCACCAATTGCAATTTTTAAAACAAAATCTACTTCCATTATGAATAACTTTCCACGATGACGACACCGCCTGCGCCCGCTCCACCGCTGGGTGAACCAGTACCGCCCGCACCTCCGCCCCCGACAGTCACCGTCTCGGTTGAGCCTATACCGCTTGTTATGTATTCAATAGCCGTTCCGCCACCACCGCCACCGGCGCAGCCTTCATTAGTACTGAAACTTCCACCACCACCGCCGCCGTAGTTATTACCATTATCTCCTGCGTCATTGGTACCACTGGTATTACCACCACCACGACCGCCACCACCGTGTGTAGAGCTACCACCATTACCCGATAACGCGTCCGTCCCATCAGACCAAGAATTTGCACCATCTGATCCGGTCATGTTTAAGTCACCACCACTACCAGAGCCACCAGCCCCACCAACAGCCATTTCACCAGCATTTAATCGCCCCTCACCACCACCGACACCACCGGTCGCGCTACAATGCGCCCCGAATGACGAAGTACCCCCAGTCGCGCCACTACCAGTCAATCCGCCACCGCCGCCACCGCCACCAACTACAGTTACCTTAACCGCATTCGTACCAACTGGTTTATTCCATGTACCGGAAGATGTGAAAACATCATATGATAATAATCCACCACCACTGCTACCAACTAAATCGACAATACCCTGAACAGTGTCTTTTTTCAAATTACCGCTATCTGACGTATCAGAATAAACAATTACATCATCCGCTGCTATTGCAACATCCGTTTGACCAGTAATATCCGCGCTATCAAACGATTGATCAGGCACTAAATCAATAATCCCTTGAACCGTGTCCTGTTTTGTCGCGTCACTATCACTATCGTCAGAAAATAAAATCTTATCAGCTGTTGTAACCACACCACTTGGTGCTTGTGGAATTACACCATCAACAAGTAAAACATCCTCAATCTTTGCCCTACGATCGAGATTGCTATCATTCACATCCTGGAATAACAGATAATCATCCTTAACCGGTGTTGCGAGACTGTGTGTTGAAATATCTTCCAATACCGCAACAGATGTAAATGCGTAAATTTCGACTACATCCGATGCTGATAAAGCCGTAATACCGGTAATACTCGTCCCGTTAGTGGCTGTGACATCTTGTGTTTCATTCACACCATTAATGAACACTTGCACCTTACCAGCTGCATAGGCCAGAGTATTACCGTTATCATCAGCACCAGAAACACTGGTTTCACCACCGGTTGCCGTATAAACAAAAACAGGTAGACTTGTTGCACCAATAGCATCACCCCACGATGATCCTGTATAAACTTTCATTGAGTTATCAGTCGTATTCCAATACAGAGCACCGGCTGATAACGCATCACCATCATTATCCACTGATGGATCGCTTGCTTTAGATCCTAAATAACGATCATCAAAGTCATCATACACCGCTTCAGCAGCGTCTTTAGCCGCTTCAGCAGCAGTTTGGGCCACTTCAGCAGCGTCTTTAGCCGCTTCAGCATCACTTGTAAAAACATCATAATTAGCAACCAAAACCCACTTACCAGCAGCTAAATCAGTCGCAAAAACACCCGATGTATGAGCAATATCACACCTGTACAACTTATTACTCTCAATAACGGTCTGATTAACCGTGTATACAGTGCCGTTCGCCCAAGCGGTTGGACTTTCCAACCCAATCGTCAATTCAGTCGCTAAACTTTCCACTTTGACAATACCATTTGCCAGCGTTCCGTCACTTTTTTGAATTAAACCAAGATTTGTAATAATTTCATCGGTTGTAAGTTCAAGGTTATTGAACTCAATTTCTATTTTATCAGCCGGTAGCGGTTTTGATGGGTTTGATGCCTGAAAAGCTGTGAAATCATATGATAATTGATACCTGGTGGGCGATGCCATGGAAAAATCCTCATGAATTGTTAACCGTGGCGAGTGGTTTTCATCTGCCTGTAGCTATAAAGTTACTATTTTCGGCCCGTTAATGCAAGTGTTTAGTGGAAAAGGGGTTGGTGGTCTGGATTTCTTACACACACTACCACTCGTGTATTCTATTGGTATCAGCAACCCCTTTAAAAGATCCCCTGCGTACAAAGCAGCGGCAGAGGACATATTATTTAGATTGAAACATGTCCTGTTGGGAATGTCCACATGAGTTTTTGAAATTTGCATATTTTTTTGAATTGGGGGGCAGGGGTTCTGGCGCAGCAGCTTGGGAGGGGGGTGGGGGGTCGGGATCACCTCATACACAAATCACCCTTGCACATGATGCGCTTTACATATGTGCTATTCATTTGTCATATAATAATGTGATAATATCCATTACGGAAAACACGCTTAATCGTGCATCATGTCTTCTAATTCTGATGGGGATTTATGCTCAATTACAAACCCATTTACAGGCTTACTTCTCTTTATAAGCTCTTTCTGTATCTCTGTCAAACGCCTCGCTAACTGCTCTTGTGTCATGGTTGCCTCTGTATCACCTTCACCAACGGTTTGCGCCATGTCCTTGGCGTTATCAGCAAGCCATATAGATGCTTTTAATTGTGTTGCTTGGCTGCTATCTGGATTGTCCATAATATCGGCAATATTACGTAAAGCCTTTAAGCCTTTGATTTTGCTTTCTTTTTCAAACTGTTCAGAAATTATTGACAAAAAATCCGCGCTGTTTTGAATAGACATAACCAATGAAGCAGGGCAATCTAAATCTGTAGATATACGGTCGACGCTTTCACCATTTAACAGTAATTCAGCTATTTTCACTTTTAAATCTGTCTTTACTATATCATTCATAACCCCACAATAGCGCAGAAAACTGCTAAAAACAAACTTTTTTCAAAAAACTTTCATTTTTTGTTGGACATTCCCCTCAAACTATGCGACTATAATAATATGAATGACGGGGTTTAACCCGTAACAACTTGAAAGGACTTAATAAAATGACGATCAACGTGTGGTTTAACAGTAAAACGAATGAGTACAATGTAAAGTATGGCGGTAAACACTATGTGCGCACCTCATACACCGCTGCAAAAGAATTGATTGATCAATTAATTCCGAACATGGTTGCAGTCACAAAATACGCTTAAACAAAAGAAAAGGTTCACACTTGAGTGAAACGAAAGGATTAGAACAATGAAATATGAAGATAGAGCAACATTTAACCCTAAAAAATATATGGTCTTTTATAAAGATGGTGGATTGTTTGAAACTGAAATGCATGACGCACAAAAAATCAAAGCAATGATGCAATGGCAGAAAAAAGGGGGATTTAATGAAAATAACTTCATCATTTGTCATTACGACTATATGAATGAAGAATTCTTCAATGAAGATGTGACCCTTGGTTATGATGATATTAACAGAGGTGTAATGAAAGAACGTGTTTTAACAAAGTTTAGAGCTGAGTTTTTCACAACAAAACTAACACAAATCATAAACGAAAAAGGATAATCAATCATGCGTGTATCATATACAAACAAAGATCAAAGATCAAAGTTTTGCCAGCCCTATAAATACTTGATAACGGGGCATGGTGGGACATCCAAAACAGCTTTCATCCACACACATGCTTTTAAACGCTGGTTACGTGAAAGAGGTTTAAACCTTGTGAAATCAGGCAAACAAGGTGCAAAAATCATAGGAGATTATTCACGTGTATATTGTAACCATAACAAGGCCGAATTCAATATAAAAGGTTTAAAAACAATGGTTTTAAGCAATGGTGATTATGTGCCTTGCATCATTAAAGACGGTGTTGAATATGTACACCATACAGGAATATGCACAAAAAAATGGGATCAAGAAAGCACACAAGAACGATTAAACGAACATAGAAAACTTCAAAAAAGATACGGATAGGATCAAAATCATGAAAAACCAAGCATTATATAAAACACACTGTAAAACCTTCAAAATTGCCCAAAAAATAACGGGTGCGGGTTTTGTAACACAATCACCAAATCACCCCTTTTTAGGTTTTAGATGCTTCCCACAATATAGGTCTGAGGCGGGGAAAGAATTAAGAAAGCAAGTTTTAAATCACATAATCCTTGTTGGTAGAAAAAACATTTAAAGAAAGATTAATATCATGTCAAAATTAAACACAAAACAACAATATCCAATTAAACACCCTAGCGCAGGCGTAAATGATGGGCGCTGGTCAATCACAAAAGGGCATACAGGCAACTATAACAACATTGGACAACCTGATTACGTTGTAAGGTTCTGCGATGACTTTGTGAGTGCTCACACGCGCTATGATGACGCAAAAGAAGCCGCGCAAGAGCATGCAGATAAACATTTCAACAACCTATAGGAGATTAAAGAAGGTTAAACAATGGATAAATATGGTAAAAACTATTATCGCGGTAAAGGTCTTACTTTTGATTATACCAACGCAACCGCGACAAACTTTGATACAGGCGAAACGCATCACCTAAAAAACACCTTTGTCGATGCTGCCCGTATAAGAGCCTCTTATTTCGCTAACTGGGTAAATCGTGAACTATTTCCAACTAAGCACTAGAAAGATAAACCAATGAAACAACAATTCATAATCCCTATACTATTAATATTCACATATTTCTGTGGTATTCAGTCCGGCTATATCATAGCCAAATATATTGAATATAAATATGCGCCAGTTCCAATGATCACACAAAGCGATTACAATGATCTAATGAATGACCTGAGCGGAACGAGAGGCATATATAATGATTAAAGCCTTGTTTAATATCCTATCAATGATCTACATGTTAAACATTATTCTTTTGTTAACCAATTTGATCTAAACTTAAAACTAATCCCCCACACACAACTAAACACCCATGCATAAAAACATGGGTGTCTTTTTTTAATTTAACATCATCAATCTAAACCATTTTGGAAGGTGTGGATAATGAGAATATAAATGTTTTCCTATCGCAATATTATCCGCATGATTTTTATGATACGTTTTTAAAGTTTTCCGATCCGGTGGAATATATTCTTTTCCTGTCCATCTATAAATATATTCCTTTTTACCATTACTCCCCTTTTTTAATTCATCAGGCTTTAATGCTCTTTCAACATGTCCACTTATAATCAATCCTAACAATCTATCAGAAATAGATTTCCGTTTACTTCCAAAATAATTATTAACATCATCCACAATCAATTTATGCGTAAACCATTTAATTTTATTATCCGTCCCGTTGGGGCGCATAAATTCGATTATTCTCTCTTTTTGTGTTTTATATTTTTTCATCTTTATTTCTCATTTTGAGTACATGGAACAATGGAACTTACCTATAGGTAAGTGTTCCATGTGTTCCATCTATGATACTTTTGGAACATTCTCATTGTTCCATGCTTGTTCCATCTGTTCCATCGTTTCGCTAAGTATTTGATATTTATCGCTAATTAACCCCTCGTGTCCCTCTGCCAAACTGTTCCATGCCCGTTCCATCGCAACTAAAACACCTCTTTTCGGGTGTTCCATCACCCCTATTGCAGAGAGGTCGTTTGTTCCATTACATAATCCCAAAACCCCGTCACCATTATTCAAATCTCTAAACATTATTGCCTTTATTTGTTTCTCTGAAAACTTTCTTTTTCCACCTATCATGTCGGGGTTTACACCTAATTTTTGATAATAATAAATCGCTTTTAAAATATCCTTTTCATTCTTTGTCATGTTATCAAAGATATTTGGAACGACATTTTCAAACTCTTGATCATCTTCTAAAACAACATGGCAAGTATCAATCGGATCATCATCTTCATCTTTTCCAAGCTCAACAACATGTAATCCGAACCGGATAATTTTGTCGCTTTCACCTTCTCTTTGTTTTCGCGTCTTTATGTAACGGTTATAATTTTCGCCTTTCTTTTCGGACAGGACTTCGATTTCAGTGTCCGTGGCGGCTCTTAAAGAAGAATGGCCTCTTGCACCTGCGGCCTGATCTTTACCTGAGTGGTGGACGATTAAAACGCCAACATCACCATAACGCTGGATGTATTTCATATTAGAGATATACATGCCCATATCTTCGGATGAGTTTTCGTTACCGCCTTCAAAGGTGGTTGCCAGTGTATCCACCACCACAAGACCCACTTCCATGCCATGGGCCGCTTCTAGGCGTTTTATTTCCTCTATAATAAGCTTTGCGTCTGTCTTATCTGTTGCGAAGTTTGGCGCGGCATCAATCACGTGGAAGGGCAATTTGTCTACACCTAAGCGTTTTCTGAGTGCCTTACCACGCTTACCGAATGATGCACCGGCTTCAGCAGCGATATAAACAACCATCATGTTACGCTTGTTCTTAGTGCCTTTGATCTTCGGTTTATATTTAAGCTTGCCCCAGTCCATACCTAAAGCAATGTGTCCTGCAATATCAGCCGCGACAAATGACTTACCAACGTTTGACTGCCCGTAACAGACCGATATAGCCTTATCATATAGGAAGTCCTTATAGATGGGGTTGCCACTATAACGCCAATCAAGCTCGTGCAGCGGTTTTGATCTAAACCTAGATGATTGATCAAGGTCAATGTCTAAAGGCTTACCTTGTTCACGTGCAGCTAAGATGGGATTGGTTTGTTTCTCTATCTGCTCGATATAATCCTGATCAAGGTCGTCGAAAGGATTTTCTGTGCGATTATAACAGCGGATAATCTCACGCGATGTGAGGTCTTTATTCTTGCCATGCGCGAAGTGGTATAAGATGTGCGCGGTTTCCTGAAGTGAGAAATCAAGCCATTTCAATTCTTTGGTAAGTGTAAAATCATATTCACTGCGGGATGGTTTCTCGATGAGGCCAAAATAAAGATCATGCAGCTTAGGGTTATTATTAAGATGTGCCTTAAACTTCTTCATCAATTGATTCGGTATTGGTTTCCTGATATCCGGCATTGATAGATCAGTGCTTTCAAATTCATCGTCATTTTCTTTGACAAATGTCGGTGTGATGAATTTGGCGGGGTCTGGGTAACGTGTACCAGTTGGACTGGACGCATGTAAGACCTGTGCCATGGCTGGTTTGCGGTTTTTCTTTTTCTTTGTTGGCAGGTTTACCGTAAACGGTATCCGCATGATGCGGTCAATATTATGAACACGGTCAGTGTCATATTGATCTGCTAGGCCACGGCTGAGTGATTCGTAGTGGATGATGTCTTTGGTGGCTTCAATGGTTAATGGCTCATCAAGCAACCAGAATGCCTGAATACCACCACCGCTGTCTGTGATATAGGTTGGCGGGTGTGCAAGCTCGGTCTTCAGCTTATCAGCAAAAACATGCAACCTGTCACGCTCCTCATTGAAGTCTTTATCCTTAGCCGGATCAGCATCAAGCCATACAGCAGACACTTTTTCTATGTCGGTTTTCTTTAGTTTATCGTCCGGTGCGTCCGGCCTCGGCTCGTTAACTGTGAAGTAAAGGTTCTGTGAATTGTTGTGTTGCTCTAAGAATTTAAGTAAATCAGCATGCCCTACGGGTCGTGTAATCCCTGTTACTTTTCCCGATTGCGGATGAATGGCTACGAGGTTATGCGTACCTGTGTGGTTTCTAAAGTTGTTTAAGAATGATAACGCTTTATTATTGTTTATTGAGATTATTTGTGACATACTGAGCCTATCGTTAAGTTTTTCTCCTTGTTGAACACAAGAGCGTGATTTGCTTCCCCATAAGTCGCGCTCTTTTTTATACGCCTATAGTACATTTCAGGTCAATGAAAATTTGTTGGAAATAAATCAACTTTTTTGTTGACTTACTGTTTTAGCTGTTTTAGGGTTATTTCCAACAGACAGGAGGTGAAGATGCGTAGACGAGTTTTAACATCAAATTGCGGCGAGGTAACACTACGCGGTACACCACACCAGCTGGTGGAGAAGTATGAGGCGTTAGCCAGTGAAAACAACAACGATGAAACACAGCGTCAACAGTACCTGCAACATGCAGAGCATTATACACGGATGATTGGAGATAAATAATGGATGATAAATTTTTATATTCTATGTTTTGCAGAAATGTCGGTTCTGGCCCGGTTGCTCGTTTCATGATGGAGAATTTCGGTCACGATAAATACAATGAGTTGTATCCTTCACATAAGATAAAAACAGACAATTTTATGAAGGATATCTTAGGTCGCACTGATTCAAGAGACTTAGTTAGAGAAATGGTTGGTGGTACACACAAGCGTGAAGCTGAAACTCTCTATTGGACAACAGCAGATGTGACAGAGATGAATGATCTTGAAAACCAGATACAGAATGGGCGAATCACAATGTTTGATATGAGTGCTCTGTGTTTACCCTTCGACGATGATATTAAAATAGCAAGAAGGGGTTGTTAATATGATTAAAGGTTTGAGAACACGGCACATCATATATCTCGATTATGACATGCTTAATGACGTAAACGACAACATGAAAGTGAGAATAGTATGAGTGAGAACAATGTTGACCACCCAAAACATTATGGTGGTGAAAACAACCCGTACGAGGTCATCAAGGTGATTGAAGCGTGGAACTTGGATAAAGACTTTAATCTGGGTAATGTCATCAAGTATGTTGCACGTGCTGATCACAAGGGTAAAAACGTTGAAGACCTTGAGAAAGCGCGTTGGTATTTAGATCGTAAGATCAAACGGTTGAGGGGTGAAGTAGAATGAACAGAAACCTAGACAGAGAGAAAATCGCCCACCTACATATTAAGGAGGGGTTGTCATTTAACCAACTTGCTGAACGGTTCAGCATTACTAAAAACACAGTTGCCGGTATCGTTTTCCGGCATAAACAAAAACAGAAGGAGATCAAAGTGAGATACAGCACATATCGGAAAGAAAACAGCAATGAGATACACATCGTGGATCATTTACAGGGTAGTGTGTCGCGCTCAACAAACAATCACCCAGTAGCCATTGTCAAAGACATTGATCTGGCTGACAAGATTATTGCGATGCTTGAAGAAGACACCAAACAATATTCGGTGATGGTATGATTGATAAACACACACCTGGGCCTTGGAAAATAAGGCGCAACCAATCTACAAATAAACCATCTTTAGAAGTAGAATCGCGAATAGATAGACAATCTATCTGCTTTTTAAGTAAAGGAGACTTGGGTTTATCAGACGCACAACTCATAAAATCCGCACCAGACCTTCAACAGGCCCTGCAATGGCTCTGTGAGGAGCTTGAGGACGTTTATGATGTACCTGAGTACGCTTTCAAGGCGTTACGCAATTCGAGGGGTGTTGAGTGATGACTGAACAATACATATACGTAAACGGCTATGCCATGTTGGTGCGGTTTGATAACAGAGAAGGACAAGATGATGAGTGATGAAATGCCGGAAGTTATATACACCATGCCAGAGCAAGTATCCAGCAGAGCGGGTACATATTGTGACGTGGATGACGGGGGTGTGAAGTATGTGCGTGCCGCCCCCCCTACAAGCAGCCGTGAAGGATTTGGCGGAAGCTATGAATGATTATCTGATGCGGGAAGTTTCCGGTCTTGCTATTGGTTCTGCACGTGAGCGTATGAAACAGGCCCTAACCACACATGCTGATATTATTAAGGAAAGAATGGACTAATGAGTAATATATTAGATGAAAAATACAAACTAAAATCAGGTCAAATCAACTTTGAAAATGTTGATATTTCAGGTTCTTATGCCTGTGTCGTGATTAAGGATGGTAAATTTACGAACCTGACAAGGGATCTTCGTATGCAACTTGTTAAATTGCTGCAAGAGCACGATTGTAACCCACCTCAACCAAAAGTGGAGGATATGTTTTGAATTTTGTTGGAAATAAACATTGACTAAAAATTAGAATAGGGGTAGAACCAACATATGAAAGTACCAACACACAAAGAATTAGTAGATTACATTAATCGTCACCTGGATGATATTGATGAAAAGCCCTCAAGATTTGGTCGTCGCGTCTTAAACGATAGTGGTGCGATACCAAGATTGATCAGGGATGAGAAACCAACAGATCCGCAGTTATCGACGGTTATTAAGATTGTCGATGCTATAAAAATTGACAAGATGGGTTTATAAAATGTCTGACCCTAAAAGACCAGCAAATGTGTACGATAGGTTTTGTAACGATTGTAGACGACCAATGATCGGCATAATGAAGTGTTCTGACGAAAGTACAAGCAAGGCACCAAGAACACACTGTGTTGGTTGTGAAGAAAAAGGAATTAAAAATGCTACTAGCACTTGATTTAGGGACAAAGACGGGATGGGCGACCACATCAAACGGTAACGTTAATAGTGGTGTACAGAAGTTTGCCAATGACCGTTTTTCCGGTGGTGGTATGCGTTATTTGAAGTTTGAAAAATGGTTGACTGAAATGCCTCAACCGGCCCAAGTGGTGTTTGAGGAAGTTCGTCGGCATCGTGGTACGGACGCAGCACATGTTTACGGTGGTCTTTTAGCCGTGTTGACAAAGTGGTGCGAATCAAACAGTATTCCGTACCAAGGTGTTCCGGTAGGAACAATAAAGAAAAGCTTTACTGGTAACGGTAATGCAGGTAAGAATTTAATGATCACTGAAGCGAAAAAACGCGGCTATGATCCCGAAGACGACAATGAGGCTGACGCACTTGGCCTTCTTCATTACTGGCTTGATGAGGGAATTTTAATTAAATTGTGCGAATAACTGACTAAAACGACTTTACTGACTTAAACGACTTTACTGACTTAAACACTCAAACGAAAGAAGAGATGAAATGGAAAACCCAACACCCACAATTGATGTTCTGTTACCTGAAGATAAAGCTATCGCTAGAAAACTTTATGATTTTTGGGTCCTCGGTGGTTATAGCACCGAATATTTATCAGAAAAATACGATATTGACCATGATAGGGTCATACTGATGATACGATTTGCTCATATTGTTTTTAGACGAGCAATGAAAGATATGAAGAATTTAAAAACAGATTATGAGAATTTGGAATATGAAAGAAATAATTACGCTGAGTTATATGACGGGTGTAAACATAGACTGGTAAAAGCTGAAAAAGAAATAGATGAAATGAAGAAAAAACTTCACAAGGTGATGTCAGACAATAACGATATTAACCCTGTTTTGTTAAAAAGCATTTATGATTTTGAGTTCAGTGTTAGAACCTACAATTGTTTGAAAAACGATAACATGTGTTTGTTGGGTGATGTGGTTATTAAATCAGAATCTGATCTTTTAAGAATCCCGAATCTTGGTAGACGATCACTTAACGAAATTAAACAAGTCGTTGAGCAAAACGGTGTTTGGTTAGGCATGCAAATACCCGAATGGGAAGAATATAAAAGTAATATTGAACTTTACGATGATAATTTTGAATTCAAATCTAAAGAAAAACTTGTTAAGTACGCCAATCAACATATTAATTCTGACATTTTTAATGAGCGTGAGCGAATAGCATTGACACACAACCTTGGTCTTACGATTGGTGATGTATCTTATGAACCTAAATCATACTCGGCAATTAGCAACCTCATCCCAAACGAAAATACAGGTGAATACAATTTGTCATCCACAAGAATTAGGCAAATTGTACTTAAAGCAATCAGGAAATTGAAGCGTAAGGTGAAGTCAAATGATGAAGCCTAGACCATATCAAGAAATAGGAATTGATTTCCTTGCTGATCGGCAATTCGCATCCCTCTGGGATGAGCCAGGGCTTGGTAAGTCGTTTCAAACGCTTCAAGCCATCGGTAAATGCAGCTACAAAAACGTTCTCATCATCTGTCCGGCATCAGTACGCCTTGTGTGGGCTGTTGAATGTGACAAGGTTGGTTTTGACTGCAACATTGTACTCAGGAAAGATCAGATCGTTGGTGGCATTAATATCATATCGTACGATGGTGCTTCACGGTTTAAAGAGCAAATTATGTTGCATAACTGGGATCTGGTTGTTCTTGATGAAGAACACTATGTGAAGAACCCAAAGGCCAAACGCACCAAGGCAATTTTTGGTGATAAAATGGATCGTAAAACAGGCATCGCATCTAAGACACATGCTATATGGGGTTTAACCGGAACACCAATGCCAAACAACCCATCAGAATTATACCCGATGATACGGGCCAAATTCCCAGATGCCATTATGAAGCGTACGGGTGTTCCAATGACACAATGGGATTTCATAATGCGTTATTGTGTTACTTTTGATAATGGGTTTGGTTTACAGATTACAGGTGGTAAAAATTTAACCAAATTACGCGATGAATTACGTGGTCGTGTTTTGCGCCGTAAGAAGGAAGACGTTGCCAAAGACCTACCATCCATGAGTTATGAGATACTACCAGTTGAGGGTAATCTGAAAAGCATCCCTGAAGATGAACTGGTTAAGGTTCAAGAATGCTTGAAGTCATCAGAACCGCTTGAAGAATTGAAAAAACTTGGCACTCATGTTGCATCGCTTCGCAGATATACGGGTCTTGCCAAAGTTAAATCACTCATCAAATGGGTTGAGGAAGCTAATCACGATAAAATTGTCCTCTTTGCACAACACACAGCGGTCATTGATGAGCTACGTAAGATGGACGATACAGTTTACATTGATGGGACATGTGACCCTGATCACAGGAAGAACGCTGTTGAGCAATTCCAAAACGGAGATGCAAAGCGTTTTATTGGACAAATACAGGCCGCTGGAACAGGTTTAACCCTCACAGCCGCCCATACACTGGTTTTTGTTGAATACGACTGGACACCGGCTAATAACCGACAAGCGGCTGACCGCATCCACCGTATTGGACAAGAAAACAACTGTTTGGTTTATTTCGCCACCGTACCAAACAGCATTGATGAAGACATCATGAAGGTGGTTAAAAGAAAGACCGAGACATACAAAGAACTAGGATTATAAAGGAGAAACAATATGCCTATTCAAATAGTAATTACCGGTGATCATGTAACAGATGCAATTGCTGAAATTCAGCAACTTGCTTCTGCGATCAACGGTCCAACAGAAGTGACACATACTGTGCAACTTCAAACTAACGAACCTGAAGCGACGAATGATGTTGCTGAACGGATTGAAAAGACCGAAGAAAAAGAAGCTAATGAACTACCTGAAAAACTGACATATAAAGAGCAGGACGCTGTTGTTGAAGAAATGATTAATAATGGTTCCAAAGATGAGCGTTATGATCTTTTAACTAAAAAGCGTCAGAAAGCCGTTGACAATGTTCTTAATGAAGCAAACATCAATCGTGACGAACCTGAAGCTGAAGAAGATGTGTCAGATATGTTTGATGATGATGCGCCTGAAACACCTGCTACGATCACAGCTGATGATATTCGTACGATCATGAGTAAGGTCAGCACTGGTGAAGATGGTGCGGCTGATCAAGAGAAGCTTCTGGCTATCCGTGAAATCTTCACAAAGCACATCCCACAGGGTGAGGACATCAAGGTTGGAAACATCCCCGCTGATCTCTACGGGACGGTGCATGATGAAATCGCAGCACTTGGGGCATAATCATGACTGATGAGCAAAGAAAACTTATTGAACTAAATGCTGCACGAGTTGCCAGTGTCCTCACCGGAGTAGGCCCAGTCTACAAGGGTAAGGTTATTGATGACAGAGGTGGTAAATGGAAAGTGTCATACGAGCTAATTGAGGTGAGTGATGACAGTTGATATTGACTTTGATCATATTGACTACGATAGGGAAACCAAACACGCGCATCTCGTTATAATCGAGAGTGGTTTTGACGAGATCGCTGTTTGGCTACCCAAATCTCAGATCGAGATTGACGACAAGAAGAACATAATAACGATGCCGGAATGGTTGGCAGAAGAGAAGGAATTGATATGAGAGCGAATATATATGACACTTTAATGAGACAAGCACCAACAACTGTTGATTTTTACATGGGTGAGTGCATTCAGAAACTTGAAGAAGCGGGTGTATCAAATCCCCTGCACAACTCACCGGAGCTACTAGGCAGAATGATTCAAGCATGCACCAATGACTATATTGCAGCCTGTATTGGTCAAAAGATAACTGAACTCAGCGAAACACTTGATGATATAAATGTTACTTACGAAAAGGTTGACTAAAAATGAGCGCACATAGTTTAAATTCACCATCGTCGTTTTCACGCCGAATTGGATGTCCAGGCTCTGCAAACATGGAGAAGGATTTACCAAACAAATCATCCCCGTATGCAGCAGAGGGTACAGCAGCACACGAACTTGCTGAAATGTGCCTGATCAAGGATCACGAACCGGCTGAATATGACGGTGAAGAGATTGTTGTTGATAAAGACGACACTGTGATGAAATTCACGGTCAATGCAGACATGATCGACGCTGTTAAAACACATGTTGATTATTGCCGCCAATATTTCGGTGATCATATGACCGAACATAAATATCAACTGCCGTTCCTTGGTAAGGGTGAGAAGGGTACAGCTGACTTTACAGCACTTGATGATGGTATCCTACACGTAATCGACTATAAACATGGTCGTGGTGTCCCTGTAGAGGCCACAGGTAACATCCAAGGACTTTGCTATGGTCTTGGTGCAGCAGAACACTTCAAAGGTAAGGAGTGGCACACACTACGCATTACAATCGTACAACCACGCGCATATCATGCTGATGGGCCGATACGTTCATGGGATGTACCCAGAGATGAGCTTGCAGATTACATCATCAATTTTGCGTTTTACGCGAAAGCGACACAAGATCCTAACGCACCTTTAAAGGTTGGTGACTGGTGTCGTTTCTGCAAAGCTAAACCAATTTGCCCACAACAACTTAAAGAGGCTCAGGAGGTCATGGAAATGGATTTTAGTGATGAAACATCAAAACCAGTACCACTTAATTTCTTATCAGACGAACAAATCGCAGATCTGGTTTTAAATAAGATCAAGAACATCGAGCAATGGTGCCAGTCGGTCAAAGACTACGCACAAAGCAAGGCTGAAGCTGGTACACCAGTACCTGGCACTAAATTGGTCGCTACACGCGCTGTACGCATCTTTAAAGATAAAGATAAGGCTGAACAAGTGTTATCGGCCCGTTACGGTGAGAAAGTTTATAACAAGAAGTTTATGTCAGCGCCTCAAATTGAAAAGGCGATTGGTAAAAAAGAATTCGGTGAATATGCGAACATGGTTGATAAGGTTTCAACAGGTGTAACGCTTGTTCCTGAATCGGATAAACGTGAAAACGTGCGTCCGTCTGTTGAAGATGACTTTTCATCTTAATTACTTAATCTACTAACAAACGATTTATTGAAAGGACTGATAAAATGACTGTAGATATGACTAAGTGCCAAGTTGCCAAATCTGGTAACATTATTTCACCAAAGGGGCGGCTTTCTTATGCTCAATACCTTATTGAGCCACAAGAGAACCAGAACGGTAAATTGAAATATAGTATTAACATCGTGCATCCACCAGGATCTGATTTCACTGAGCTTAAAAACAAAGCCGGTAAGATTGCTCTTGAGAAATGTGATGGTGATAAAACTCGTGCTAAGAACGCTGTAAACAAGCGTTTTCTTAACCCTAACGATCTTCCAGGTGGTGGTAAACCAATGGGTGAAGAGTTTGAAGGTTTCACACTAATTCGTGCATCTTCCGACTATAAGCCTAAATTTGCATACCCGAATGGTAAGGCAATCCCTGATGAAGAAATCAAGAACGAACTTTATTCAGGCCGTTGGGCGCGTGTAACCTTGAACCCATACTGGTCGCCTAATAAGCAAAATCCAGGTGTTTTCTTTGGTTTACAGAACGTTCAATTGCTTGATCATGATGAAAATCTTGGTGTTGCAATTCCAAATGCAGAAGATGAATTTGAAGCTGTAGATGGTAGTGACGAAGGTGAAGCTGACGTGTCAGGTAGTGACATTGACGATATGTTTTAACTGAGTACGGGGATTGCGTTTACCGCACGTTTTCGCAATCCCTTCTCACTCAAAAGGAGATAATTATGGACGATACTAAATTACTAAATGGTGCTAAAGAGATACCAATTTTGTTAAAATCAGAAGACCAGAAGCTCATTGTCACATTCAAACGTGATGATGCCGGTATGGGTCATGTAACACTTGCATTCGATCCTGACATGGATAATGCGGTTACACCTGAACAAATCGCAGCAGCAAACGTTGCTACGCATATCTTGAACCTATTACAAAACACAGAAGGAGCAACACAAGATGAGTGATGATCTAATGCAGATCGGTGGTAACGCTGGTGCTAGACTCAAATCGTTTATTGAACGCATTGAGAACACACAGGAAGAAATCGACAATTTTAAAGAAGACCAGAAAGAAGTTTATGCTGAGGCCAAAAGTGTTGGTTTTGACGTAAAAATCATTCGCAAAGTGATCAAACGCCGTAAAATGGAACGTGATAAACGTCAGGAAGAAGACGATCTGCTTGAAATATATGAAAGCGCAGTTGAAAAAATGTTTAATGAAATGATGGAGTAGACAATGAGCGATATTGAGAAATGGATACCAACAAGAGAGTTTGTAGCAAATTATGGTTCAACAATCATTGATGACAGTAAGAACACAGAAGTAATACCACAAGAGAAGAACGTACTCCAACGGGCCGATAAAATCGTCCAAGACCGTGGTGAAAGCTACGGCACACCATATGATGATTTCAGTCGCACAGCTAAGATGTGGTCAGTCATCACTGGTGCGGAAATCACACCAGATATGATCCCGAAAATGATGATTTGCCTAAAATTGTCCCGTTTGGGTGAAACACCCGATCATCAGGATTCAATTGATGATCTCGCAGGTTACACATGGTGTCTTGATGAAACAGTAAAAAAGATGAAAGAATTAAAATGCTCTACAGATCAAAACCCCACAAAGTCAACTTCGACGACTTACCCAGATCTGTTGGATGGTTCGAGCAAGCGAATATTAGCGGAAGGATAGCAGTAACCCTGATAAAGGTGAAGAGAACCGATACATTAGCATTTATTACGCTGATGGTGGGTGTCGTAGAGCCAAACAGGGTGATTGGGTTTGCATCAATAAATCTGGTACAATCTTTCCACTCAGTAATAAGGAGTTTGAGGAAGGTTTTGAGCTAGATGAGTGATGATGAAGAAGAAAGCATGCCGGAAGGTTGCTATCGTCGTGAAGACGGTATTATTCAGTGTCCGACACGCACCTGTTATGGTTACGGATTTAATGATTGTGATGTGATTGATAAATTATGACATGTGCTAAGAAAAAAGTTAGATGCTTCATTGTTACAGAAGATGCAAAGAACATATTTTACGGAACTAATCATTGCGATACTCCGGTTATGGTTTGTCCTCGTACAGAGGGTGAAGGATATGAGAAATGTAAGTCTATTTGTAATCAAAAAGGCCATGCTGAAGAAATGGCTCTTGCAGAGGCTGAAGGCTTCGATTTAACGGGTGCTACAGCGTATATTGAGGGTATTGGTCACTATTGTAAGTCATGCCAAATCAAGCTGTTTGCCGCTGGTGTAGAGAATTTAAGGTTGGTGAAATGAAAGATTTAATCTGGGACATCGAAACATACATTAACTGTTTCTCAATCACTTTTTTGAACCCCAAAGACGGTAAGATTAAGGTGTTTGAGATGTCACCTTGGCGCAATGACTGGGATGAATTTCGTAAATTCACCCATAACTGCTCAAACGGTTTCACTCGATGGGTCGGTTTCAACAATTATGGTTTCGATTACCCTGTTGTGCATTTCATGCTTAGGAACTTTAAACTGGGTAAAACTGATGGTGAGAAGCTTGCACGTATGGCACACCAGAAGGCAAATCGCATCATCCAAGCCGGAAAAGATGAGAAATTTGAACAAATGATATGGGACAATAACCAAATTGTACCTCAACTCGATCTCTACAAAATCCACCATTTTGACAACGTTGCACGTGCTACATCATTGAAGGTTCTCGAATTCAACATGAGGTCGGAAACGATTGAAGATTTACCATATGACCCCGCAAAACCTCTCACAGAAGCCGAGAAAAACAAGCTGATTGAATACAACATTCACGATGTTAAGGAGACATTTAAATTCTATAAAAAGTCAAAGGATATGATTGATTTTCGTGAGGTTTTGACCAAAAAATATGACAAGAATTTCATGAACCATAATGACACCAAAATCGGTAAAGATTACTTCATCATGGAACTCGAAAAAGCCGGTGTCAGCTGTTACACATACGGTGATGAGGGTCGGAAACCAGTTCAGACGAAACGACCCATAATCCGCATCAATGATGTGATATTTCCTTATGTGAGGTTTAAAAGACCTGAATTTAACGCTGTTTTGGCGTGGCTTAGAAAACAGAAAATCAAGGAAACAAAAGGTGTTTTAACCGATATTGAAGATTTCCATGTTCTTGATGATTATGTGGATATTAACACTGTAAAATTTAAAAAAATGATGAAAACCGGCAGGTTACAATCGAAGACCGCAAAAACTTATAAATTTCCCGATCACCTTAAAACGACACCGGATAAGATCAATTATCTGCGGGAAACATATGAAAGGGTGACTATAACACACCTTCACTGCGTTGTACGTGGTTTCAGGTTCGATTTCGGTACTGGTGGTATCCATGGCTCAATTGAGGCTGTTGTCGTGTCTGAGAGCACCAGAAACGCCATTATCGACTATGATGTAACGTCATTATACCCTCGAATTGGCATCGTTAATGAATTGTACCCTCAACACCTCACACAGCGTTTCTGTGTTATTTACAACCGATTATTTGAAGATAGGGTGTCACACGCTAAAGGAACACCTGAGAATGCAATGCTGAAATTGGCATTGAATGGTGTCTACGGTGATTCAAACAACAAGTTTAGCCCCTTCTATGACCCTCAATACACGATGGCTATCACAATCAATGGTCAGCTGATGCTCTGCATGCTTGCAGAAGAGATGATGGAAGTGCCAGGTGTCAAACTCATTCAGATCAACACAGACGGTGTTACAATCGAAGTACCACGGAATCAGGTTGACGAGATTGAACAAATCAACAGGCGATGGGAAAAACTGACAAAACTCGACCTTGAACGGGCCGATTACAAGCGCATGTTCATCCGTGATGTGAACAATTACATTGGTGAATATACGGACGGTAAATTAAAGCGTAAAGGCGCATATGAGTACGATATTGGGTGGCACCAGAACCATTCATCCCTGTGTGTTCAAAAAGCTGTTGAGGCTCATCTGGTTGATGGTCACGATATCAGACAATTTCTTGAACACGGTGTTGATGATATTCATGATTTCATGTTACGCCAAAAAGTACCGAGATCGTCCCGTTTGATGTGGGGTGGTCAGCAGATGCAGAATGTTACGCGGTATTACATAAGTGAAAAAGGTCAACCAATGGTGAAAATCATGCCACCAACCAAGGATCAGGTTAAGAAAGATCCTGATGCACCAGAACGACACTTTAAACAACATAAGAGAGACAACGAAACTCAATGGCTCACTACACCGGTAAATAAGATGCCTGATGTGCTTCCAAACAAGATTGACTATGATTGGTACGTAAATGAGGCCAGAAAGCTTGTAGACCCCCTCTATGAAGGTTTATTAAGGAGTATGATGACATGATGAATAATATACTAGCTAAACACATAGAACGTAAATTTAGAAAAATTGAACAAGTGTTGGATTGTTTAGAAAAGTCAACTGACGTTACTATTTTTTCTAAACAACAATTACTGTTGTTTGAGAACATAAAAACCGCCATGAGTTATGCAAACAATTTAGATACATCTTATGGTGAATGGTCTAACATACAAACCAAATACAAACAGATGATGGAAAACTATCTGGTAATTATTTGTTTAAAATTTGAAAAATGGTCATCTACTTAAAATTTTCAATAATTTAAAACCAATTTGTTTTTTTGAGTAACGTGAATGACCACCTTTAGTGCGCCTTTCTGGTACAAAAGTACCTTTTTCACGCCATCTTTCGACGGTGCGAACCTTAACACCGAATGTGTCAGCTACATCTTTGGTTGTGTACCAGTTCATTTTAATCCTTATAAATCAACGTATAAGGATATGATACCCGACATTATTATTGTTTGTCAATGGGTATTTCCAACAAATTATTCTTCGTCACGCCCTGTTTGTCGCGCACCTTCCGATACACCTAGTAATCTCATTAATGTTTTATTGGCTTCTTTTGTTTCAAGTTTTCTAACCGGTGTTTCAAGCAGATATGCAGCCACTTCAGGGTCTAACATCGCACGTGAAAGCAATGCTTCGGCCCTTGCTGATGGTGGTGTGATACCGGTGTTTTTCAAACCAACTTTAGCACCGGCAATTTTACCACCAGCAGCCACAGCACCAATTTTAAAGGTCATAATACTTCTCATTATACCCCAAACAGCATCGGAACGTTGTTTAGCCGCTGTATCAGAGCCTGTTGTGCCACGAAGCTGAAGATTGCCACGTGATTCCATCACCTTCTGTATTCTGCGAAGTTTATTCATCTCATCCGGTGAGTAAACTTTAGCGAGAGCTTCACGGTTTTCCTTCATTGTTTTAGCAATACGATTGTACAACAACGGGCCATCAGCAGCATCACCAACGGCTTTCACATTAACACCGCTAACATCATTGATTAGGTTTTCTGTAACAGCTCTCTTAAATCCTTCCTTGGCTGCTTTATTGTCACCAATCAACTTGTTGACCTCATCAATCTTCTTCAAACGATCTTTACCACCCAGAATGGTTTTAACGTATTTATCAGGATCTTCACCAATTAATGTACCAAGAACACCCTTATTAATACGTTGTTCAGTCAAGCGAACATTACCTTCCGCTTTCTTTAACTCTTCTGCAACATCTTTAATTTCGGCGATAATTGCGTCATTTTTTGCCTCAGACGATCCTAATTTCTGCTGAAGATCTTCAAATTTTTTCTTCACTTCAGGGAATTGATCAAGTTGATCTGCTCTATCAGCAATCCATTTATTAACTGTTCTGGGTGATGGTTTACCACCTAATTTAGACGCTAAATCAGCAGTCATATAACGCTCTACTGCATTCTGAGCAGCCTTCTGATCCGGTGCAACATCTACAATTCTAGCAAGATCAGCAGCAGCGTCTGGTGTACCACCTAAAAAGAATTGAGCTGTTTTAGCGGGATCTGCCCGTCCTGTACGTTCGATGTTGCGCTGAACCGTATCACGGTACTCTCGACCATAACCTTCACCAAAGAATGGTGCGTATTCTTCTCTGTAATATTTCTGTGCTTCACCAAACTCAGCTGTATCATCAATCATTTTGTTGATGTCTTTTTTCAGTGTGCTGAGATTATCAACAAGGCTGAATTCACCCTGTTTACGTGCCTTACTGATTGCTGACGAGATCTCACGACGAACCTCACTGACACTTTTCATGTCAATTTTACCACCAGTCTCAGTGACCGCTTTGACAGGTTTACCGGATGCATCAAGGATCGACGTATCAGTTTCTGTTTTCTTAGGCATGAGTTTTTCAACTTTTTGCACAAAACCCTTTGGTAAACCTGTGTAATCAAGACCAAGCTCATTAACATTATCCTGTACCGCTTTGACACTTTTTGCGATGGGTTCAACATCAGCCTCAACACCTTCAGCAGCCTCATCAAATGCTTCATTCTTGATCTTTGTACGCTCACCAAGAGCACCTTCAGGGCCAATCTGATCATCAAGTGCTTTACTAGCTTCAGCCTCTCTACCACGCTGTGTGCGGATAGGATCGACCAACTCATCAGCTTCACGCTCAAGATTAAGTTTCTGTTGTTCTTTAGAGCGTAGATCCTGTTTAACTTTACCGGCCTGAACCTGTGCTTGTTCAATTTCAGCGTCTGCTACTTCTTTAGCCAGTCTTTGAGGTGCTGTGACATCAGCATTAGGATCACGCAATGATGCAGCTTCCTGTGACAACTCAGTGTTCATTAATTTATCACGCTCCATATACGGAACAGGGTCACGTGTACGCTCACTGACCTCAACAGACGCAAGACCGACATCATCAGATGCAGCACCGGTTGTCATTCTTGACATACCAGCCTCATCAGTTGTTGCATTCATTTCACGAATGTTACGGGCCGCTAATTCAGGATCTGATGCTTTATCCTGCATCAACCCTGCTGAACGCTTAACAATACTGCTTTTCTCTTTCGTCCCATCGGGGAGTGTTCTTGTGCGTCTGAGTGGTAGATTATTGTCAACCATATCAACAATACCTGATCCTGTCTTTATCGCAGCATTCGTACCTGTTGAGCCAACTTTACCACCAACTAATGCACCAGCAATCGGGTATGCAAGGCTTTCGATTAAGCCAGCATCCTCATTGTTTTCTGAAATTTGTTCAGCTTTACTCACACCATAACCAGCACCAGCACCGGCTGCTGTGTCAGTGATGACCTGTCTGACCGGTTGTGTCTCATATGGTGCTGTTACAGCTTTACCTATTGCTGATTGTGCCTTACCTGCTCTTGAAGCAAGACCGATACTACCCATTCCAGCACCGGATGCAAAACGCAATGTATTATAGGCATCTTTATCTGATTGATTAAGGTCGTCTTGCTGGATAACAGATCCACCTATTTGTTCTATCATCCTTGCAAAAGTTGATGCAATATCATCACTACCTAACGCTGGATTAGTGTTCATGGGTAGTTTATCATCTCTGAATAAATTAACGACTTCACGAGCAGCATTTCCGGCTAAATTCAACATGTCCACAGGTGTTCCAGCTAAATCAGCAGCACCACGACCAACAGCTTGTATAGCAAGCTGTAAACCGTCTGCATCGGTTGGAATTGGAATACCTGACCCAAAGAATTGAGGGCTAAAAACATTGTTATCAAGGGATGCTTGCTGTTCTCTAAATTCATCACCTTGTTCATACCATGGGATTTGACCATCATCTGTCACCAATGGTGCGCCTAACTCAGATCCTGGCATTGGGTTTTCTGGTGAAAATTGTGGTTCTTGGGGTTGTGCAGCAACAGGTGCAACCGTTTGATCAACGACTGGTGCATTCTGCCAAGAAGATTGTCCACCCACTACGGGTGCGTCTTTCCATCCCATTATGGTTTAATCCTTGTTGTTCCATCTGGTGCTACAAATTTTGTCCCTGATGGTAGGGCATTGTAATCATCATCTGATTTAATTTGGACAGCAGGTGGTGGTTGACCAGATGCTGCACCGGTTACATTACCGCCGAGTGTGGTGTCAGTAACGGTTTCTCTACCACCCACAATGTTTTCAATAACACTTAACTTAGCCAAGTATTTGTCTTGGTGTGAAAACAAACTTCTGGGATTACCAACAATATTTCTGAAGTATTTAACATCCGCATCAGACATGCCACGACCTTGCTGTTCCGCAAGGGCAGCAGCAGCTTGGAAAACAAGTAAATCAGATGCTGTTTGTAACGCATCAAGTGATGGGTCGTAAATACCAGGTAACAATGCCGGATTAATATTGTACTGTTGTGCCTTGATTTGAACATCATTAACAGCTTGATCAGCCTGTTCGTAACCAAATGATTGCGATACACCACCGAGTAACGCACCAGTGTCTTGTAGAACACCCTTAACCATGCCTGGAACACCAAAATTCAACGCATCCTCGCTGGCAAGCTGCCTGTTGTAATCTAACAATTGACGTAACTTCGCATTTTCGACCTGCTGACCCTGTAATGAATTTATAGTGCTTTTCGACGGAGATAGTTTAGGTTGACCACCATCAAGTGAAATAACCGTCCCATCTGCTGTTTCAATGTATGAGCCACCACCCTCTTTGAATGGTGCTGCTGCGATCTGTTCATTGTTACCGTCAAAACGAATTTGACCAGGTGACAGATTGTAACCAGGCATCATATTCTGATAACTGGTTGCTTTCTCATCAATTGCAAGCTGGCGCTGAATAGGATCATCAAAACGCATTGCATTAGCAGCACCAATAGCATCACGAGAAGCTTCAACTTGATCAGGACTTAACCGTGGTGCAAAACTCTCAAACAAATTAGCAATCTCACCACTACGATCAGCTTGTGTAACAGGTATCTGTGGGCCAACACTACCATCTGTTGGTACAGCGCCCTGAACCTGTGGTAACTCAGAAAAAGCATTAGCAAATTGATCAGCAAACTGGCTTTGTTTTTGTAGTTGACCTAGCTCAAAATCACGAGCACCCATCTGACCTTGAAGATTTTGCCTCTGTAATTCATCTGTCTGTAGGTTGGACTGCAACACTTGATTTTTTAATTGTTGTTGCTGAATTTCACCAGCACTAGGCTGGCTCATATAATGTTTATACAAAGCGCCTACTGCTTGATTGGCTGCATCAGCCCATGGATTATCTCTGTCTCTCATTAAAACACCATCTGTGATCCGAACGCTGTCATTGGCGCTCCATTTTGAAATAAACCGTAACTTGTTACCGGCGCACCTGGCCCAATACCGCTGGCAGGTAATGCACCTTCGACTGTGTTACTAAACGCTCCACCACCCGCACCATACATGCCAAGAGCAGTACCACCTGCTTTTAATAGTTGAGGAAACAAGGATGGTGCTTTATTAGCATTATTCGCAGCTTGCTGTAAATCAAGACTGAGAAGGTTCATATCACGACCAGCTGTATCTTGGATATTACCGAACGCACGACTGAATTTATTGCGATCCAAACCTGAATCAAACAATGCACCACCATAACCTTTTAGACCAGCAAGATTACCAACATCTCTATCAGTTTCAGCAGTAGCCTCATCCGAAGCTCTCTGACGGGCCAACACCACGTTCTTAGGTGTAGATGATCTCAAACCAACGCTTGTGTCAGCTTGTGTCCTGTTATCACCAAATGCTTTAATGAATTTATCAGCTTCCACATCCTTTTGTTTATCAAATTCTTCACGACCTTGCTGTTCTGTAGAAGTTTTGAGTTGAGCACCGGCTTCATCAGCATATTGCTGTTGTCTGATCATGTTTTCTTCATAAGCGTTATTTTTAGCATTTTGTACACGTTTAGCATTTTTGTTTGCCTCTCGTGTCTCAAGAAACGTCCCACCTGCTGATAGGGCTAAACCTGCTGATACTGGATCACACATTATTTAAATCAAACCTATGAAAGGTCGCTCCTCTACTTCCGAACGGTTTGGCCTCATGTACTGTAAAACCTAACCACTCTATCCATTTTATTGATTTTTTGTTCTCCGAGTGTACAAAATTGAACAAATAATCATAACCGCTTATTACCTCACGAAATACGTCTTTACATCTGACTGCAAACATTTTCGTGTACTTATTAAATTCTTCAGTGGCTAACAGCCAGATAATACCTTTTCTTTCCTCATATGGTGTGACACCAAACATGCACACCACCTTACCATTTACTTCCCAAACCTGTGAATTTTCTAAAAGATTGGGTGTCTCGTTAAGTGCATCTTCGATTGTTGAACCATCTAACGCATCAACTTCTATTATATCCTCCTTTCGTGTCC